GATTTAGTTCATCAATAACTCCTGGAGCTGAAGGAACCAATGCTGGTTGACCCTGAATTAGTTTAACTTCACCATACATGTCAATTGCTACAGTGTCTTTTCTAGGCATGTAGTACTCAACACTAGCTGTAATCTCACTTACGTTTGCTACTGAAGTGATAACAGTACCATCAATATTTTTTGCTTGACCTGCATACAATGAGTTCTGATACACACTACCTACTGGTGATACAACTGGCGCACTTGAGTCGCCTCCAGTGTGATAGTTTACTAGAGGTACAACCGAAGGCCTAAAGTCAACACAAGATGAAAGCTCAAACGTAGTTCCGTTTAATGCTCTATATAAAGGTGTAGATGTTATATCAGTTGGGCTATAGCTACTACCAGTAAAGAAGCCTGCACCGTTATTTGTATTGTGTTTGTAGCAAGAGAATGATACTAGTAAGTTAGAGTTCAGAACCATGTTCAAAGTCTGACCAGTCTTCAACTCAATATAAGAATAGTCATACATACCATCTTTTTGATTTGATACTATTTTAAACTTGTTAGTAACATCTTCGATATATGTAGTCTCTGGTGTACTACCAGCGGAGTTGTAAATCCAAACTCTATCTAAAGCATATGCATCTGGTACACCTAAACTTGCTCTTGTCGCACCAGGTGTATTATCAACTGTGCTAACAGCAGTTTGAACTTTAACACTTAGGTTTTCTTTAGTGTCTTGTGTAGTTGGCACAACTCTTTCATCAAAGTAAATTCTTGATGTTTGAGGATTGATATTACTTGCTAGAGTTAATTGCAAGAAGGAATCACTATTCGAGTCTGTTACAATACCACCTGACGTTACAGCGATTTCTGCATTATTACCATCAATAACTAAAAAGTTATCATTATTAAGAGGTGTTCTAGTTCCAACGAATGGAATGTTTATTGTATTGGTAGCTGAACCTGTTGAAGCTGTGTAAAAAGTTCTACGTACATATGATAAATCATCTACTTCAGTAACACCAGATTGATTAAAGCTAAAGATCATCGGCGCAGATTCTGTCTCATTAAGACCAGGATCTACTGTACACTTTTCTACTAAGCTTGGGCCAATGCCCGTAATAGCTGTTGTTAGTTTATTATCATTTTTTCTTAGATTGTATACATAAATCTTACCATCTTCAACATTAGATACAGAAGCTGTACCTATGATGTTATTACCACTATCGTAAAGATTATACTCTGTTCCATCTAAATTAAACTTAGTTACAAATCCAGAGGTTGTAAAGTAGTTACCATATCTTGCACCAACAGTTTGTTGTGTAAGCGTTTTAGTATTACTAAGGTTTGTTAGTGGTAGATATCTAGTAGCAAGAGTTTGTACTTCATAACCTCTTACATATGCTTTACCTGGAGATACTGTAACGTATTGATTGTCTACGCCACTCTCGTTAATTACTTGAGTATTTACGTTAAATCCATTTACAACATAGTTTCCTGATTCGTCATATGTTCTTCTTGCTAGATTATCGTTGAGTACATTAAATTCGGTTGTATCTCGAATTTGAATTGCAGACCCTCTCTTGTATCGAATGATAGCAAAGAACTCTTCTGGTTCTGCATTTTCTGCATACGAAACAAGTAATGGTTGCAACTTAAGTCTATCAGCACCAGGAGCATTAAGATTATTATAGCCCTGAGCGTTATCTAAAAGTGTTTGGTCTTGATTAGAACTTACAATGGTTTCAACTATTGTAAAGCCAATCGATACATCATCTGGAACAGAGTTATACTTCTGAACGATAAGTGTTTGGGATGAGACGTAGTTGAAGTGACCCTTTTGGTAAACGATACCATCTTCAATAGTTACACCGAAAGAACGACCTGCGTGATTAGTGAATGTAGTAACAGTTATGTTACCAACTCTATTACCATCTGGATCAAAGATTTCTAGCTCTTCGCCTGCTTCAAATTGATCTAATGTAACGTTTGCGCCTGTGGTCGTACCAGTATATTTGATATAAAAAGTTTTTAAATCTGGTGAACGTGTTTCAAAGCCTTCTGATGCAGAAATGATTTCAGCTTTAAGACCTGACGATGCACCTCTAACAGAGAAGAAACGTAAATCATCTTCGTTTACATCAGCAATACTTTCAGCTTCTAATTCTGTTGCTCTATATGGTAAGAAAGAAATAAGACCGTCTGTAGCACCTGTGATACCAGAAGTATCATCATCCAACTTAACAAAGAAAATATCTTGTAGTTCGTTAATACTAACACCTGTAATGATAGTACCTTCTTTATAGATATTCGAACCAAATCTCTCAACTTGGCTTTGAAGCATTGTCTGTAATTGAGTGAGTTCACGGGCTTGCACTGAACGTGCAGGTTTGAACAAGACACGCACGAATTGTTTTTCGATATCAAAATCGTCAAAATACGGATCTACATTTAAGTCTGTGTTGATACTCATCTATACTTTCTCTCTTTTTAAAAGTCAAAAATGAATTTGATTTTTTCTGTTGTGTCTTCTTGTCTAGTGATCGGTTTAAAATTAGCAAAGTGATAAAGTGTTCCACTCAATGAAGAATATTCACCGTTCGTAATACTATTTATCCTAAAGTTTATGCCGTCTGTCGTAGTATAATCTCTTTTAATTTTAGCTAATGGGCTATTAGCACCAATCTCAAAATCAGAAAAGTTATCATTGCTATAGTCTGTAACGTATATCGTAGTAACGTTTGTAGCACCATCATAGGTTGCAGAGTTAATTATAGCAGTTAGAACTTCTCTATTATTTAGTGAGTTTGGATTAACGATTTGTTCAATAACATAGCCACTAATTGCAGAAGCTGCATAGTTTCCTGGTACTGTAAGAACTTTTCTATTATCAAATGTTAGCGGAAAGTTTAATCTGTTTGCAGTAACGCCAACAACGTTTTGACTTTCGAACACTCTATCTATAGAAAGCTTTGTGTCGTTTTGAATTTGAGTTACAGTATAGTTTTGACCAGAAATAACAATGATGTCATTAACTTCAAGCTCTTGTGTGAAAAATGTAGAAGCACCATTTACTAGTGTACTATTGTTTAGAACGCTAATTGAACCAGCAAGTGTCGTTGTAGATGATACATCATTATTAAAATCAGGACCTCTCAATAGTCCTACTTTAGTATATGTACCTGTGTTAGGTATACTTGTCTCATCACTTGAAATAATATTAGCAACTACACCAATATTACTCATAGCAAGTTCTAGTATAGGATTCGAGCCATGACCACCCTTAGGTGATATAACTGGTCTTAGTGTAACAGATCCTTCTTTGTCTGTCAACCCCTCTGGTAAAACAACTTTTGCTGTAGCGAAAGTGTAACCACCACCGAAGTTAACAATTTGAATATCTACTATACGACCATTTGTATCTAGTACTGCATGTGCAGTTGCATCTGGAGATATGTTAATAATTTCTGGATTCGATGATTCCCCTAAAGTACTCTTAGAGACTTTAATCTTTGGTAAGATTTGACAATTCAAAACAGTGTTTGTTGGGTTTGGATTAGTCTCTGTGGATATCTCAATAACATCAGTAAAGCCTGCTGGTCTTTCTGATGCTACAATATCATACACAGAACCTGCTACTACAAGATACATGCCAACATAAGAGTTGCTATCTGCCCTTGCGGTAAAACCAGGATCAATTTTAATTCTTGAAACAAATCCAGTTCCACTTTGCACAGTGTTTTCAATATTAGATAGTCCAACTAGATAAGGCAAGAATAAGTTTTGAGCAAAAACATCGTTCTCACTGACTTTGATATTATAGATACCATCGTTAGATGCATCTTTAATATTTTGGTTATCAGAATCTAATACTGGATTGAATGGTAAGTCGTTGATAGTCTGGTGACGTGTATACTCTGATGGTTTTATTTCAAACATATATTTCCAGTAGTACCCATCTCCAGTGAAAAAGAAGCCGTCTTCATCAACTTCAAAAATAGCCGCCGATGGTAATACTGTAGAAGCGGCACCGTTGTTATTCTTAACACACTTGTATACTCTATAGTTACCTTCGTTGATGTTACCCTCTAGGACAGTTACATACATGTTAAGAGTAGATACATCTGATCTATCATCATACTCATCATAGATAGTATCTTCTACCCACAATCTCTTTTCAAAAAGAAACCTTAAGTCTGAGCTAACAACTCTCGTTCCAAAAATTACACGGCGAAGAAAATTGAATTTATCATTCTGCGTATTCGTGACTTCACCGTCTGTATTATTGTATGAAGAACCAATAATATAGTAAGAGTCACTATTGAAAGTGTTATAAAACTCTCTAGCATTTTCAACTCTAAAATTTTCAGTAATTACTTTTGCCATCTCTAAGCCTTTTAAATTTCTATAGTATCTAATCCAACAGTCTCAACTGCGGTTAGATTTTCTAGGTTCTCTGTTGTTAGTATCTCGCCATCTTCTGTAGAGAAGTCTTGTACATCAAATAGTTCTGTATCAATCTCAATACTAATATTAGGTACTAATTCACTTCTTGTATTTATAAGTGGAGAATTGAATAATTTTGTACCTGCTACAGAAAGCATATCTTGTACGACTTCTGAATAGTCACTTGGTGAAATTTGTGAAGATATTTCGTAAGAATATTCTTGATAGTAATAGTTATCATGTATCACTCGACCAGGTTCATTTAAGAATGATGTAGTTGTTTGTGATACACCATCAGTGAATCCTGTACCAGCAACGGTTGCTATACCTTTTGCTACTACAGTTGGAACAAGTTGAATTTTACCAAAGTCATCTAATTCTAATTCGCCTAAATCATTTACCTTTGCTCTATCTGCAACTAAGTCTACAACTTCACCATCGGTATAGTTATAACCTGCATTAGTTACAGTAACACTTTCTATTTGACCAACACCAAATGTTGCTTCAGCTTCTAATACCGCATCTGCCCCTATTTCAGCACTTTCTCTATCTTTTCTGATACCCGCTAAAGTATAATCAATCTCTCGTATAGTTATTGGTAAATCATCATCTAACTCATAGAAAGTTCTATGGCCAAAGAAGAAGTTATCATTAGAGTCTCTACGTAAGAATTCAGCTTTAGCTGTATATGAGTTTCCATTAAATAAAGTAATTTGTTGTGTTGCTATATCACCTGGTATCAATAGTGGTGGTTGACCTTCGAAGTTAATAATGTAGTCATGCTTTTTAAACTTAGAGAAAGTCGTTTGCTCTGCAACTGCATATGCTTCGTTGATATAGTCAAATCCATTATCGTAAATAAAGAATCCACCAACACCACCGAGTGTGAATTGCTCTTCAATAAATGCGTCTTCAAACGTAGTGTCAATGTCTACTACAGCAACGTTTGTAGGTGACCCAGACATATTGTAGTTTGTGTCATCTAATCTTACTGCTAAAAAGTCACTTATCACATCGGTAATTAGATTTACCGTTTCTGGATCATGTAACTCATCAACAGCGAATGAAGCTGAGTCATTAAACGCACCGAAGTTCTTACCTTTAAACGTAACTGGTGAACCACCTACTGTACGTTGTAGAGTAACATCTGTGAATAGCCAAACATCTCCAGAGTATGTCCAAGTTAGACCATTTTGAGAATATGTGTCGCCATCACTTGGCGTACCTGGAAAGTTTATGATAGATGGTACTTCAAATTTTTCTGCTGGAGAACATCTCAAGAACAATAGAGGTGGCTCATACTTAATGACAAAGCCGTTCGATCCAGAGTTAGGTTCTACAATCACTTCATTTTCTGTAAACTCACCAAAGATAAATTTACTAAACTTTTCAACAATTTTCTTTTGAGCATCAGTGTCGGTGAACTTAGCTGCATTATAAAATATCTTAGAGTCCGATGCAGTAATGATTCCATCAATATTTAAGTCGCCGTTTTGAAATCCGTTTTCGTCAATCGCTTGAATGAATGTATGAAGTTCTGCATCGTGTAGTGTTCCAGTCCCATTCGCTACAGCATCAAACTCTTCTTTTATTTGTTCTATAGTTAGACCTGATACAGTTTCGGGCTTGACAGGAATAACTTGATTAGATATGTAGATATCAGTAATAGTATTTTTTCTATACAAGTCAATCTTCGTACCTAAATTAAAAGCCTTTTCTAAAGGCTCACTTAAAGTAATTTGATGTAAAGTTTGACCTGTTGTAATAACTGATGTGATACCATAGTATCTTCTACCACCTTCTATTCTAATAGATTGTGTATCGGTTGGTGCATCTTGTCCTGGGAAAGTTGTAACAAAAATACTTGGATCGAACTCAGAAGCGTTTTGATCTAAAGTCAATCTACCTTGATGTAAGGGGATAGTATATCCAAAGCCAGGCTTATTAACTTTTAGATTTAATTCGCCAACTGATCTTTCAGATATTTCTTTGACAGATACTCTTCCGTATCTACCCTTTTCTGATCTTGCTCTAATAATCTCACTCTTAGTATTACCAGTAGCCCTTGCTTCACTCTTTAAAACTTTCAACGCTATTAAAGACCCTGCAATTTTTGGTTGCTTAAAAGAGATAGCTCCAGTCTCAACATTCACTGTTCCTAATCTATCGTCAATGTTAAACTCACCAACAAGATCAGATAAAAATAAAACAGGAGTAATAGAACCAAAGAAGTTTTTAAATGTTATTTGATTAATAAACGCATTAGCCTTTGAAGTGTCACCTGTAATCTTATCGCCTCTTTTAAAAGCATAATCTTCTACAGATGTTACGCTTTCCATTTCGATATAACGATTAAATGAAAATACAGAGTCAGATGGTTTTAAAAGACTTGTGCTTGGATAGAATACATCAATCTCTTCTTCAAAGAACATTCGAAAGAATATTCTAATACTTTCTTCTGTACCCTTTGTAGTATAAATGTCATTAATATGCTTAATAATAAAACGAGTATCAACAGCACCTTCGAATGGTAGACCGTTTAGATATTTGTTTTTAAAGTATGATAGAAAGTTATCATAGGTAGTATCAATATCACGGATTTGAAAGTTATCTCTGTGAATTCTTGAATCTAAAAATTCGTAATAGTTTTTAGTAAACTCAACAAATAAGTCACCTTCTTCCCTAAACACATCAGGAAATTGAAACGGGATGTCAGATGCTATTTTGTTTCTTATGTTACGCATTAAACTGGATCCACAACTACGTTGATATCTTCTTGTTTGATTTGTAAAATTCTATCTCTTTGGCTTATAATATCATCATTAGCAGTTTTTACACTTAGTCTAATCTTAGTGCCTTCATATCCTTCGACAATTAAACTACTTAAACTAACCTTACCAGTTGTGTAGTTTATTGTGCCTATATTTCTTTTATGAATGCTAGTTGTAGCTACGTTTGATTTGACTGCAAAGATAATACCATTACCATCGTCCTGTAGATATACTTGCGCTCCATCAATAGTAAAGACAGTAGAAGTCAATGATGATTGATAGGTAGACAGGCCATTTGCTTCATTGTATGGATATGGTTGATAAAGTACATTATTGAACTCAAACGTAGGACTTTCTCTAAGTCCGATTGGTGGCGTATATTCAATAATAGCTGTGCTATCGATCTCTGTACTAACAATTGCTACATCAATTGCATCTACTAAATTACTTACTTGAGAAGAAGGATATCTTGCATTAAAGCCATTGATATTCTTATCTGCATATGCTATGATAGCATCATAGACAAGAGTTCTAATTTGATTTGCTTGCTTAGGAGTTTTTAGAACATCGTATTTAACTTTTACTTCTAGCCCAACATTTAAGAACTTAGTAGGTACAAATACAGGTTCAATAGTAAGAGGTGTTTTATCTTTTAAGAACTCTCGGAATGAAGATAGTTCAGATTCCGTAGCACCTTCACCATTTGCAACATCTACTGCAATAACAACACGACCATATTGAGGCGGATCTAACTCATCTCCACCAAAGACTGATACTGAGTTGATATTAGGGAAACGTCTACGTAGTAGAATATCGTAATCTTTTTTGGTTACTGCACGTTCTTGAATTTGTTGTGCTTTAGGTGCAAACATTTTGATTGAGTCCAAAGTCTCTTCGTCTCTACCACCATCAGAAAATACTGCAATAACAGTTGCGATAGATAATGCTTGATTTAAAGTTCTGTTTGATATTGAAACACTTGTTACACCATTTGCTTCTGCGCCATTAGTAATTCTATAGTTAGCTAGAATAACATCTGTTGAAATAGGTTCTACGCCAAACGTGTTCTTACCAAATTGTACACTATATCTACCATCTTCTTCTGGTTGTAAGTAAAATACTTTGTCTGTTGAAGTTACACCAAAGATATCACCCTTTTGAATATATTCTACACCATTTACTGTAATACGTAAACTAGTAGTGTCTATGGTTGAATTAGAAAGAATTGGGTTATCAATTGAGACAGCTTCTTCTACCATACGACCTTCATATACAACAACACCATTCATAACAAACGTATTGCCAGATGTTCTTTCTGCTATATATTCTTGATCTGTTATAAACGAATATGTCTTATCACCACATCTTGCATTGAACTTAGTGTATCTAGGAATCGAAAAGAAGTTTGATTCTTGATCCGCTAAGATAGTTAAGTTTATAGTTGCGTAAGATGAACGTCTACTAGAAGGTAGGTAGTTTAATTCTTTAGCATGAGATACAACACTATTCTTATGTTGAGCGGAGTCAAGGAACATTTCTGAGATCACTACATTGTTATAGTATTGATTGTAGAATGTGTTGTACGCTAAAACATCTAGTAGCACATTAAGGTTGGACCCTTCGAAATTAAAATCAGCAAAACGATCTTGTGCTTGAAGATACGTTTTAAATGACTCTTTCATTTCAAAAAAATCTAATTGATTGATAGGTGTGAAATCTGACATTATCTGATCCTAGTTAGTGTTACATTAAATGTTACTGGTGTCTCTCTATTTATGACATTAAATACAATATTAACAATTGCTGTATTGTCATCGGGCCCAGTAGCAATATCTAAACCTATTACATTACATCTTGGCTCATTATATTCGATCATTGCTCTTAGTTCTTGCTTTGCAGTTTCTATAGTTACTGGATCAAAGTTTTCGAAAAGCATATCTCTGATAGAGCTACCAAAGTTAGGTTGAAATAATCTTTCACCCTTTGAAGTAGTTAACAAGTTTTTCAATGATTGTTTTACAGACTCTTCGTTAGTTTTACGAGCAAGATCAAAGTTCACAGGACTTAACGTGAAGTCTGTGTGAAAATCTGAATAGATTTCTCTTTGCTTTTTAAGAGGCGTAATAATTGCCATTGTGTGTTCCTTGTTTACAAGTATTTATACTAATGCTAACCGTTTCTAAATAGATCAAGTTTATGCATTTGAAGAGTAAAGCGCCACTCTTCGACAGTATCTTCGGGTACTGGATATTTACTTCCTTCAGCACCATCATAACCTGCTATCCAAAATGTTCTA